TTCCGAATATTAATCAGCGGAAGAAGATTTGGTAAAACCTTTTTAGCAATCAACGAACTTGCTAGATTTGCAAGGTTTCCGAATAAAAAGGTATGGTATGTTGCACCTACATACAGACAAGCTAAGTCAATATGTTGGACTGAACTTGTTCATAGACTCAGAGCACATAATTGGATTGAAGATGTAAATAATTCAGATTTAACAGTCACTTTACGTAATCACTCTAGAATATCATTGAGAGGTGCAGATAATGAAAATAGTTTGAGAGGTGTTGGTTTAGATTTTTTAGTTATGGACGAATTTAGCGACATCAACCCTGTAGCATGGTATGAAGTATTAAGACCAACTTTAAGTGATACGCAAGGGCATGCACTCTTTTGTGGAACTCCACGTGGTTTTGGTAATTGGTCTTATGATTTATTCACTAAAGGTCAATCAGATAAGGAATGGAAAAGTTTTAAGTACACTACGTTAGAGGGTATGCAAGTTCCCCCAGAAGAAATAGAACAAGCTAAAGATGATTTAGATGAACGTACTTTTCAGCAAGAATATTTAGCATCTTTCGTAAATTATTCAGGAATGATCTATTATAATTTCGATAGGAATAAAAATTTAATTGAAAGATTTAAAAATAAAATATTAACATTGCATATTGGTTTAGATTTTAATGTTGATCCAATGTGTGCTGTTGTTTGCGTTATAGAAAAAGATAAGATATATGTTATAGATGAAATACAAATATGGTCATCAAATACAAATGAAATGGTTGATGAAATAAAACAAAGGTATAAAAAAAATATTGTGATTTATCCAGACCCAAGTGCTAGACAAAGAAAAACATCTGCTGGTGGATTAACAGATTTAGCGATTTTAAAAAATGCTGGTTTTGAAGTTAAATGTAAAAACTCTGCACCTTTAGTTAGAGATAGAATAAATTCTGTAAATGCAAAATTAAAAAATGCAAAAGGTCAGCATAGTTTGTTTATTTTAAATTCTTGTAAAAATGTGATAAAAAGCATAGAAAGACAAATATACAAAGAGGGAACACATGTGCCTGACAAAGATAGTGGTTACGACCATTTTAATGATGCGTTAGGATACATGATAGAGTATAATTTTCCTTTACGTAGGGATTTTAAACCAAACCCTCCAACAAGGTGGAGTTGATGGACAGTAAGGCATTAAAAACAAAACACCCTTTATGGCATGCCAACATTGCTAATTGGGAATTTTATATTCGTAGTTATTTAGGTGGTAACGATTATAGAAACGGATACTACTTACATAGATATATTTTAGAAACACCAGAAGAATACGATCAAAGAATTAGGCACACACCTGTTGATAATCATTGTAAAAATGTTGTGCAAATTTATACAAGTTTTTTATGGCGAGTTCCTCCGACTAGAGATTATGGTACACTAGATGGCGATCAACAATTAGAATCTTTTTTAAATGATGCAGATTTAGATGGTAGATCATTTGATACTGTTATGAGAGAAGTGCAAATGAATGCAAGTATCTATGGTAACTGTTGGGTAGTTATTGATAAACCACAAACAAATTTAAAAACTAGAGCAGAAGAACTTGAACAAGACATTAGACCATACATGTCAATTTATACTCCAGAGAATGTTGTTAATTGGAATTATAGAAGAGCATCAAGTGGTAGATTTTATTTAGATTATTTAGCAATCGTTGAAGATATAAATCAAGATAGAGCAATCGTAAAAGTTTTTACAGAAGAAACTATATCAACGTATGAAATACAAGATTATGAAAAAGAATATGCTGAGGGCGAAGCAAGATTATTAGAAGAAATACCTAACCCTTTACGTAAGATACCAGCAGTGAATGTTTATAATTTAAGAGGTGCTAAACGTCCTATTGGCATTAGTGATTTGGCAGATGTTGCATATTTGCAACAATCTATTTACAATGATTATTCTGAAAAAGAACAATTAATTAGATTAGCAAATCATCCAAGTTTAGTTAAAACACCAAACGTAGAAGCAAGTGCTGGTGCTGGTAGTGTTATTGAAATGCCAGAAGATATTGAACCAGCATTAAAACCTTACATCATACAACCAAGTGGACAAAACTTAGATGGTATTATGAAATGTATTCAAAATAAAATTGATGCCATTGATAGAATAACTCACATGGGTTCTGTAAGAGCAACAACAGGACAGATAGCAAGTGGTATCGCTCTGCAAACAGAGTTTCAATTATTGAATGCAAGATTATCTGAAAAGGCAGATTATTTAGAAAATGCAGAAGAACATATTTGGTCGTTGTTTGCTATGTGGCAAGATAAAGATTGGGATGGTAAGGTTGATTACCCAGATACCTTTGATATTAGAGATTGGGCAAATGATTTACAATATTTACAAATGGCTAAAGCAAGTGGCATAAGATCAGAAACTTTTAACAAAGAACTTGATAAACAAATCGCTGAAGCAGTAATAGATGATAACGAATTAATCAAAACTATAAATGATGAGATTGATAGCACCAGAACTACTAGAGGTCAATTTACAACAACTGAAGTTGAAGGACAAACACCTGATGGCGAAGAAACGGAAAGTTAAAAAAGATAAGAAAACTAAAATTCCAAAAAAATATTTAGAGGGATTAAAAGGTAGTAAAAGATCTGCTCGTGCTTCTCTGTTAAAAACTATGTCATCAATTTATAAAAGTGGTGGACGTATTCCAATGAGTTTATTAAAACGTAGGACAAAAATATAATGGCAAGAAAATTTAGAAAAGCATTATCTGCTAGTGTTGTAAGAACTTTAAAAGCTAAAGCAAAAAAATCAAAACTATTTAATCTTGCTGATTTAAAAGCATCGTATCGTAGAGGGCAAGGTGCATTTTTAAGCAGTGGTTCTAGACCACGTATCGGCATGGCTCAATGGTCAATGGCACGTGTTAACAAATTAATCAGCAGAGGCAGATCAGGAACCTTTGATAAAGATATTATTTTAAGAGCATCAAAACGTAAAAGAAGAAGAAAGTAATGGCAAAGTATCAAGGAAGAGCAGTCAAACTTGGTAAACCTTTTCGTACTCCGGGACAATCAAAAAAGTTTGCAGTATTTGTAAGAGATAAAAAAACTAAAAATGTTAAAAAGGTAAGATTCGGCGATCCGGGAATGAAAATCAAATCTAATATACCAGCAAGAAAACGTAGCTTCATGGCGAGAATGGGTGGAGTGTTGAAAAAGGTAAAAGGGCAAAAGAGTTTGAGTCCTGCGTATTGGAGTTTATATGCTTGGCGAAATAGTATTAAATGAGCCGAATATTAGATCAATTAGCTGATCAACACGAAGAACGAATAATCAACACACTATATCGTTTAGAAGATGATATTATACGTCAAGTAACACAAGCAACTAAAGGCGATTTAGATGTAGATACAAGATTAGCAATACAGCTACAACCACAGCTACGAGCAACAATAGAAAATACTTTTTTAGAAGAAGCTGATTTAATTATTAACGAAGAATATAATAAAATTGCCAAAGAAGTATTAGATACGTTTGGTGAAATGCCTATACCTGATAGATTTAAAAATTTAACACAAGTTGATTTAGCTACGATTAACTCATTGAAAACACAAGTATTTCAAGGTTTTGAAGATATCGCTGAAAGATTTTTAAAAGTTATTAATGACGAGGTATATCAGAGCATCATAGCTGGGCGACCTTTTGATGATATGGTTGCTAACATAAGAGCACACATTAATGGTGTTTATCAAAAGTCAAATATCAGTGAAATCAATAATCTTGTTGATTTTATTAACGAAAATAAATTTAACGCAAAAATGAAAGTAGAAGTAGAAGAAGCTATTAGAAAACTACACACACAGTATGCGGCTGATAGATCAGGAAACAATTTAAGAAGATATGCTGGACAAATAGCACATGATTCGGTTATGCAGTTTCATGGACAATTTACAGTCAAAAAGGCAAAAGATAGTGGACTAAATCATTTTACATATACAGGCACTCTTGTTCGTGACTCTAGACCTTTTTGTAGAAATATGGTAAATAAAACCTTTACCGAAACAGAAGTTCGGGATATTTGGAACTCGAGATCGTGGGCTGGTAAATCTACAGGCGATCCGTTTATAGTTCGTGGTGGATACAGATGCCGACATACTTGGATTCCGACTAACCCAGAATGGAACATATAACAGGGAGAAATAAATGGCAGAAGAAAATCAAGTAGAACAAACTACGCAACCAGATGTTTCACGTGAAACAACTGAAACTAAAACAGAGGAAGTAAAAGAAGTAAATAATAATACTTTTTCTGAAGATGACGTAAATAACATCGTTAAGCAAAGACTAGCAAAAGAAAGAGCATCAATTTATAAAAAATTAGATGTTGATGATTTAGATACTGCTATTAATGCAGTCAAACAAAGCCGAGAAGCAGAAGAAAAAGAAAAAATTAAAAAAGGCGAGTTTGAACAAATACTTAAAGAAAAATCAGAAGAGTATGGAAAAAAAATTAGTGGTCTTGAAAGTGAACTCAAAGATATAAAAATAAATCGAGCTTTACTTCAATCAGCTTCAAAGAATCGTGCTATCAATCCAGAACAAGTCGTATCTCTTTTACAAAATAATATGAGATTGAATGATACAGGCAATGTTGAAATCCTTGATAAAAATGGTATAACACGATATAACAACAAGGGGGAACTCTTAACTACTGACGAGTTAGTTTCTGAGTTTTTGACACAGAACCCTCACTTTGTTACTGCCTCTCCAAGTGGTAGTGGCTCAGTGTCAAATGTGGATAGGACAGAGCTCAATAAACCTTTTAATTTGAGTGATTTAGATTTGAACAATCCTGCGGATAGAAAAAAATACGCAGAGTATAGGAAGCAGAGAGATTCTCAGCCGACTAAAATTGTTCTAAACAAATAACCATTAAAGGAGTAAAAAATGGCTAATGAAACAACAAGCTCAACCATCTCGGAATTATACACGGAGATCGTTGCGGAAGCATTGTTCGTTGCTAGCGAACAATCAATCATGAGAGGTCTTGTCCGAAACTACAGCATAGCTGGTGGTGGTAAATCAGTAGAAGTACCGATTTATGCAAACGTGTCAGCAGCAGCTGTAAACGAGGCAACTGATCTTTCAAACACAGCAGTCAATCCTACTTCAGTTACTATAACAGCAAGTGAAGTCGGAATCATGACTACATTAACGGACTTAGCAAGAAACTCAGCATCAAGAAATGTTGCGGCTGACATCGGAAGATTATTCGGTGAAGCTATTGCAACAAAGATTGATACAGATCTTGCGGCATTGTTCACAGGGTTCTCTACTGAAA